GTATCTCCTGCTTTTAGTTTGATTGTATCAAATACGTTTGCCATACTACTATTTATGACAATTTTAGAAGAATTTTACGTGCTTTTCAGTTATAATCTTAAATATAATATTTCGTTTTTTACACCAAGCAAATGCAGCATTCCATTTACATCTGTTTACTTCATATGTGTAAAGTGCTTTTTTATATGTACTAGTTGATCTGGAGCCTTCTTTTAATACAGGTTTTCTAGTTTGTATGTGTGGTTTTATTTCTATTAGATATTTTTCAAAACTCTTATTTGGCAATTGTTTTACTATTATAAAATCTGGATAATATAATTTGTTATTGCCAAATGCGTTATAAGGTATTCTAATTTCTTCACTACCCCATTTCACTATTGTTTTTTCTTTATCGCAATATTTCATAAAGGCTAATTCCCAACTCGATCTGAAAACTATCTTATTAATATCACCGATATATTTTTGAGGATTGAGAGGTCTGAATTGACCTTTATATGCTTGTCTTCTAGGTTCTATTTTTTTAAATCGGAAGAACGGCTTTGGTCTTTTTCTTATCATTTGTTTTGAGTTTCTTAATTTGTTCTACCGTTATAAGATTGTTACCTTCTTTATTGTGTCTAAAGCAAGGCATACCGCCAAGAAATTTTATTTTTTTATCTGATAATTCAATTTTACTATCACTCTCATAATATAGTTTTGCAACCTCTTTTGACTCTTCAATTCTTTTAACTAAATTTTTATAAAGTTTATTTCTACTTTTCTCTTGTTTATCAATCTTATCATTCTCTAACATACCACTATGTATGATAATATTGATAACTAATTTGTGGCCATCTTTGTTTAATTTTTTACGCTCTTCAATATATTTTTTAGCAGAGTCTATGAATAGTTTAGCACCCAAACTTGCTGACATAGTTATATATTTTTCAAACTTAGTATCTTTGTAACCTTGAGCCTTTAACCAATTAATTCTATTTGCCTCTACACTCCAGTTTTTAGGTTGTATTGTATCACTAGAGTCTTTTTTTATTTTATCAAGTGTGCTTGTAATAATTTTTTCAAAGTGGGATGGTTTCATTGGTGAGTCGCCAACACACTCAACAAGTTCTTTTCTTAAATTTTCTTGTAGTACATCATAATTTTTTGTTAAGTCACCTTCTATTTCACCTAATCTATATCCGTAATATAAAGTATTTGCTAAATCTTGCATAGAAAAAGGCGTGTGTATTTCTTTATTTCTATTAGTGACCTGTCCTAATTTTCTAAATCTATATTTCGCTTTATTCTCACTTAATTGTGATAGGTCATAAACATCACAAATAACATCTTTAACACCTAATCTTTTTAGGGAACCTATTCTACCATTACCTGTTCCTAGATGTGTATAACCGTCAGGCATTTTCACAACTACAGGTGGTAAATATGTTAATTTATATCCGTTAAGTCGTATGTCGTTATATAATTCATCTTCTTTAGGATTACCACCCTCTGCCCTATGTTTCTGAGTTATATAACCTTCTCCATCTTCCAATACAATCTCATTACCATTACCTTTTATTTTTATTAATTGTCTGCTTTCAAAAGTAGCAATTTTCTGTCTTTCATCATACACGTGAGCAAATGGTCCTGTATCTATAGGACATAAATCATATGAGTCTTGTAAGTAATCCTTAAAAGTTTTTATTAAGTTAAGATCAACTGCGTAACTTTTATTTAAGATATTTGATTTGTAAGTAAGTTCTTCTAACATAATATTCCTTCATAATATGGGTGGCCCGAAGGCCACCCAATTGAGAAAGTGAGAGAGATAGATTAATCGTCCTCAGCAAGTTTACTAAAATACGATAGGTCATCATTACTATCGTTGGACGATACTTCCTCTACTGAATTGTTAGAAGACATTGGTACGCTATCGCTAGCAGGTGGGAGGTCAATATCTTCTACAGACTCAGTACTTCTTTGTCCAGTAAGTGTCTTATTCAGTTTCTCTTTGAGTTCCTCATAAGATTTAAAATTACTTGGATCAATGAAGGGCTTTAGAGCATATTGAGATTTCCATATTTTGTCAATCTCCTCATCAGTAGGTTTTAATCTACTAATCGGCTCAAATTCTGATTTATCATAATTCCAATAACCATCAACCTTTCTGATTTTCAGTTTAAAGTTTGCACCTTCCCAAAAATCAAATGGGTTAACTGCTTTTTCATCTTCAAACGCTGGGTTCATTGCTTCAGTAATCTTATCAAATATTTTCTTACCAAACTTGAATAGAAATACTTTGCCTTCGTTTTCAGGATGTTTTGGGTCTGATACTACAAAGATATTAGAATAGTATTGTAACTTTCTTTTTCTCTTTCTAGCAATTTCTTTATCGGCTTCAATACCAGTGTTCCATAGTCTTGTATTTTCTTCAGACACAGGATCTTTTTTGTTTAACGTTGTTAAACTGTTTTCAATATACCATTGACCACCAGGTCCTTGAAAGGCATGATGCCATACTCTTTGCCATGGCATATCTTCACCTTCTACGGCAGGTAAAAAACGAATTACAGCATAACCATTACCTGATTTATCAAGTTCAGGTTTCCATAACCTATCGTCTTGGTATTTGTTTTTCTTTTCGGGTTGTTCGATTGTGTTTTCTAACTTCTTTGTTAGAGCATCAAAGTTTGACTTTGATTTCTTTAGGGCTTCTAATGCACTTGACATTGTATATATCTCCTTGTATGTATTGTTGTATATATTAATTGTATTAATGTAAGTATAATATTATTTATACTACTTTTTTCTACCATTAATCTTTTTTTTTGGTTTTGATTGAAATAGTTTTGCTAATCTTTCAAAAGCACCATCTATCAAATCACAAAATCTGTATATTATTTTATCTAACATATGTATATCTTATCACCATTTACTCATTTTGTCAAGCAGTTGTGCCTGACTAATATATTCTAAGTTTATATCTTCTTGTGCTGTAAACACGTCTATTTTTCTATTTGTAGGTTTATCATCTAATTCTTTGTTTACTTTGTAAAACTTAATCTTAGGGTTTATACTCATTAATCTATTCCATTGTAACTCCCAATTGCCTGATGGTGTTGGTTCAAATTCTGAAGCAACATAGTTCTTTGTACTTTTGTACATATTGTTAACTGTATTTGTATCAGATACTAGGTCATGGCCTATCATATAAATCTCATCTGGTTTTTCTAGTTTTGAAGCAATGTAACCTGTTGTAGGTCCACATGCCCAACCATCATCAACACCGTCTGGTTCACACTCTCTTATGTCATAAGATTTATCAGGTTGTTTTATCCATGAAACATAAACATGAGCATTGTGTACTTTCTTTTTTATTCGTTCTCTATCTGCATTTGGATAGGCACCTTTAGCATTTTTTAGTATAGTAACAACACCTGCAATGGTTGAACCGTGTGTAACAAATTCTACTGATTCATCTTTTTCATTTGTCTTTATTAAATCAAATTCTTCTATATCTTTTAGGTCCTGTATAGTTGCCATACCTAATACAATACTGTCATATAACATTTCAGGTACTTTAGTCCATGCTCTAAAATAGCATGGTATCTTTTGTGCAATACCCGAGTGATATACTTCGTGTATCATACCACCATCAACAGCAGTTAATACATCTATTAATTCAGGATGATCTCTATAGATAGCATTACACCCAAACAATTTACCATGTGGCTTTAAAAGACTTAAATCAAAATCTTTTCTACTTTCACCATTACCAATTAAAAATACTTTATTCATCTTTTTTTATTTTTTGTTATGTGTTGATAATCTAGGTATTGAGAACACCACTCATAAAAACTATCATTATTAGCAGGCCAACATTGAGCAAATGTTTTATCTTTACGTTGTTGTCTGTATTGTTCTCTTACTTGTTCTTCGGTTAGTTTTTGTTCTTCACTCATACAAACACCTCTTTCATAATAAATTTACATTTTGTTAAATTGAAATTAACAAATGGTTTTAACTTGGCAA